TTTACTACCTTGTTTGTATTTACTTTTTAATCGTTTGAATGTTACATGAATATCATCTGCAGTAAGTTCAGGTAATGAACCCGTTGAAAAAGAAGAATCATCCCAACCTATTCTAATTTTTGGTTGATATATTGTATTCGTTTCTTTTGAAAAAAACTTTAATTGTCCATAATCAATTGTATTATTTTCATACGAAGAATTATGTTTTAAAATAAATCCATTATTTGGAAGAGACCCACTCAACCACAATTGAATAGTTTGTAATACATCTATACTCAAATCAGATGAACTGTAATCAAATGATTGTGTTGATTGAGATGCAGTATACCAAGTCGCCCCTCTACCATTATACGAACCGGAAGAATCTAATGAAAGTGAATCTGCCAATAACCAATTGGTATTAGTAGCTTTACGATTCCAAGTCACACCATCACTCGAAATTTCATCGAATCGGGTACCTCCTCCCATTTCCCATGATTGAGAAACTGGATGTGCGTAAATTATATATGGAATTGGTATTTCAGATGATTCGGCTTCTTTTAGTATTAATTCAGCCGAACTCAAAGTAATATCTCCACTATCAACTGATGTTGAAAAATTATTCAAATCAAATTGAATCAATACTCGAGTAACATCCTTTATATTTCCATAATAAATTTTAGAAATTTCTAATATTTCATCCAAACCAGTATTTTGAATTGGTTGTTGTAAATAAATAGATGCATCTTTTGATGCTGTTAGAAAGTAATGCATTATACAACCCTCCCTTTAATATCTTGATTTGGAAACTTAACTTCAAATATCGATGGGTCCAATGATGGATATACCATTTTACCTTTAGTTGCTGCTGTAATATTATACGAATGTTTAGAATATTTGCCCAAACATTTATTTACAATTTCACATTTTGGAACTGATTGAACACCCTCAACTCCTGAAATTAATAATTCAATTTCCGAAATATTAATCGGCATATTAAATGTCCAATTATCTATATTAAAATATTCTTGAAGTTCGGTAATACAACGAGTTAAAACTTCTGCCTTATTATATCCTCCATATACACGAATATCAAATTCTATCCCTACATTAATAATAAACCCATCTAATAGATTTACACCATCGGTTAATAAACGGTATTCATTCATATACGTTTTAAGATTCTCTTTTATTGCCCGATTTAAGAATGATAAATTCTTATTTGAATCGTATCCTAAAACATATAAATTAATTGCAAATGGATTATTTTTTTCTTGTATATTATTTTTCTTGCCAATTAAAAATTTTTCAACCTCTTGTTTAATTTGAGGCTGAGTAAGATTTCTATTTTTTAAATCAGTAACTAACGCAGTAAATTGATCCAAAATATCAGGATTTGCTAAAATTGAAGCAGGTGAATTATTATCTAATTCCCCATCAGGTGCACAATATGCTTTTGCAATTCCACCATATTTTGCTGGGAGTGATAAAGCTCTTACTTGGTAATCTTTACGAGTTACTGCTCGGTTTTGAGACCCAAAGTTAGCTAATGCATTTTCTCTAATTTCTTCAATACTTTCAGGACCTCTGCCACCAGTTGCTGGAAATTCATTATCAACTTGTAATGAATTTTGGGTTCTCTGAAGAATAGCTCCATTTACATCAGTACCTCGAGTATCATTATCAAAAGATACTGCTTCTATTTTTGTAATTGTACCTACTCCTACATTTGAATCGATACCACCACCAACCAAATAAGAAACTATCATATTTCCGGTTGGTGCTTGACCATAAGATTTTGTTTTCAAAAAATTAGCAGGATCAAATGATGCTTCTAATTTAGAAATTGATGAATTTAAACCAAGTCCTACGTTTTTAAAATTTGGTATTAATGTTTCATCTGCAGAAGATACCCCACCTCCAAATACTATCTTTGTAGAGTTATCTGCATTAATTTGTTTCACAAATCTACGAGATGTTTTTATTAATTTTAAAATATTTGGTACGGAATCTTTGAATTGTGCTAAATCTTTATCAGTTTGTTCGGAATTTGAATAATCATTAAAAACCATTTCTTGTGCAAGGTATGGAACTTCGTACCATTTATTTCCATTTGAATCACGAACATCATAAATATCAATCACATTAAACTCACCAAGAACAATTTCAGCAAACTGTCTTGGAGTTGAACCAAAATTTACAACAGTATTTCTTAATGTGGCCGAGATGGCATTAACATATTTTTTTACCAAATAATATTCTGGAGAATTTCCTGCAGTAGTATTTCTACTAAATACACTTATCTCTCGTTCATCACTTACTGAAAAATCTAAAAGCTCAGTTGTTCTAAAAATAGTTCCATTATTGGCTTTACACAACATTCCTTCTTTTACTCGTAAATAATAATTACTATCTGGTTCAAAATCACTTGTAGAACCTGTTTTTCTTTTACTTGGAACTAACTGATATACTGTTAATTTTACAACTGCCGGTGATATTACTTTTGGTTTATATCCTAAATAATTAGCAAGAGCAACTACATTTTCTCTATCATCTGCGTATAACATCATAGATTCTCTAAGAGAATCATCAGTATAATAGGAAAGAACATCACCCAAATAAGATGCCATTTCTATGAATAACATACCAGGAGATGATTCGTTAAAATCAGTATATGTGTTTGGGAAATAGGTTTTAGTATATTCAATTAAGTTTTGCCTAAACGATGCAAAATCTTTATTAAGATATTTTATATCTCTTCCTTGGTTTGATTTTTTTGTAGTTGAATTTAGTGCCATTATTTAATTATCCTTGTATTAAAAATGTAACAGAATCGGTTTCTATTTGATTATTAACTGAAAATGTTATATTCATTTCTGCTAAATTTCTATCTTTCATTTCATCTGTCATTCGTATATCAATTTCTCGTATACTAATATATGGTAACCAAAATGAAACAGCTTGAGTTATTGTATCTTGTATTTTTGTTTGAAACACACCATCTGTCATTGGTTCAAACAAAATCGAATGTAGACCAGTTCCAAAATTTGGTTGCATTATTCTCTCTCCCCTTCTTGTAGCAAGTAGATTTCGTAAATTAGATTTGGCTTGTTGATATGTTGTAAAAGCTTGTTCAAAGTATCCAGTATTACCTCTTTTTATCGGTAAAGTTAATCCATACGCACGATTATCTAAAGTTGGATCAGTTTCCTTAACAATTCTATTTCCAATTACATACGCCATTGTTACTTCTTAAACCTCTTAACTAATTGAGAGTAATCTCTATTCAATGCTTTATCTAAATGAGAAACTCCAGTTTGAACTCCTAATCCACCACCAGTAACCATATCACCATAACCCATCTTTGATGCCATTTGATTTCTCATGGCTCCTAATCCTACTTGTGCAGTTACTGGATTATTAAATGTAAATGTTTCATCGATATCAGGTTCGGCATCCATATAACTTGGTACATAAGATGCAGCTTCTTGAATTGGTTGTTGATATGTATCTAAAATTGAAGACCCACCACCAAGACCACTTCTTTGAGCAGAACTAAATGGTTGAGTTTGGTTTAGTATTTCATTTAATACTGGATTTTTTGTAAACTCCTTTGTTTGTTTAGTTTGAACTTGTTGTCTATCTTTTCGTAATACAGATTCTGCAAGAGCAAAAGGGTCAACTTCTTTTATGGGAGTTGTTACTTTGGTTTTGTTTTCTTTTAAAACTTTTGCAAATTTATTATTAACTTCTTCTTCTAAAATCTTTGGAAAAATTTTAGTAAGAAAATGTTCTTGTTTTTTTGCTACCTCTGCTTCTACAAGTACTTTAATAATTTGTGCTAATTTTTTAGTATCCATTTTTAAAATATATTATTTCACTAATATAAATATGTGTTTTATGGATTTTGGGTTTTAAATAAAAAAAGGGAGAATAAATCTCCCTTTAGTTTTAATTACCTTTTGATGGAAATCTAGTCCATCCATTACTCCAACTAGGTTTATCTAAACCATCCAATACAGATAGGATTTCCTTATTATTTTTACCTAACGCTAAAGTTTTAAGTTGGTCATTTGTTAGGATTGTGGTTGCTCTACTAATGAAATTTAGAGTAGGATTAAATGTTCCTACTGAATTGGTTTCAAATACTGAAACACCATCTTTTACGAATTGTGCAGTTTCATTACTTTCCAAACTCAATCCACCTTTCATCCATCCCCATACTATACTATTCTTCATTGTGAATTGTGTCCCTCTTCGGAATCTTAATCCTACATTGTGATTAGATAATGCAGTTGATACATTGGGTCCTACCAAAATCATATTGAATAACTTTGGATGTGTTAATGGTTGTGCAGATGAACCAGTTCCATCATTATCACACTCTATACCATTTCCAGCATCACCACTATCTACGAATTGAGGGTCTCTCTTTGCTACACCATTTGTAATAGTCCCGGTGTATCCAAAATCAAAATCAAAATCATCATCAGCAGTTGCAAATGCATATAAGTTTTTAGCATTTACAGTTCCTCCAAAGAACTCAAACGCATCATCGTTAGCATATATGGTTTGTACATTCTCTATAATCGTACCACTACCTACACCACCTAATGTTAATGCGTTGATTTCAGAGTTTGGAAGTGCTGCAATTCCTGCGTATTCAATCCTTACATATTTTAGAACACCACTATTATCGAAATCGTTGGTTCCACCGAATGCTCTACCAATACCACCTTCAATAGTTGGTTCGGATGTTCTATTGGTTTTTGCTCTACCCAATATTACAATACCACCCCAATCACCAGGAGTTCTTTCACCTACTGCTTTACCAGATGTAAATACGATTGGTTTTGTTGCAGTTCCTTCTGCTATAATTTGTGCTCCTCTTTCAATTACTAATGCACCTTTCTCACTTATATCGGAAATGATTGTTGTTCCAGGTTGAATGATAAGTTTAGCACCATCGGTTACATACACATATCCTTTTAATGTCCACACTTTATCTGCGGTTAGTGTTGTGGTTGTGTTGATGTTACCAGTTAAGGTTGTTGATAGGGGAGTGTTGATAGGAGCATCATCTCCACCTAATTCTTTTTGGCAACTGAATAGTCCCAAGATTGCGAATAATACTAATAGTTTTCTCATAATGTTAAATTTAGTGTTAGTGAAATTGTTTGTTCGTTGTTTGTTTTGATTAAATTTCTGTTTTGTACTTTTTGATAATAGATTGATGAT